CCGCTGGCGTCCGCGCGCTCGCCAGCCCGATGTCCGCGTCTGGAATGGCGTGGAATGGCGCGACGAAGGGGTTGCGCATGCCGCGTAGCCGACCCATAACCAACGCAGCGGCTCGAAAGACCAAGGGAAAACGGAGAGCCGCCCGAAAGGAGGCTCCCGTCATGAGCCCGACGACCGAGCAGATCAAGATCCCCGACGGCTTCCGACTCGAGCGGCAGCCCACCTGTCAGCCCCAGGCCGAGACGCCGACCGCAGTGCGTGACCGGGACGGCCGCGTCCTCGCGCAGCTCCAGGCTTGGACGCCTTCCGGCGCGCTGAACTGACCTCGGCGGCGTCCGGGGGCGAAACGCGGTCCTAGGTGCCTTTGCGGCCTGGCAATCGGTGGCTCACATTGGGCCAGCGAAATTAGGCATGACAAAGAATGTCCGGCCTGATAGAAGGATTGTGTCGGCACGGTAGCCGCCCCAGCCAGCGAGAGCCCATGACGCAGTCGTGAGCGGATGGAAGATCCGTCGCAGCATGCCCGAGGACGAGGGCTGCCTCGCGTCGATGTGGCTCAAGAGCTACCGGCATAGCCGGGACGTGCGCGAGAGCGGCCTCGTCAACGCCTGCGTCGATGGGCACGCCGATGAGATCCGGTTCTGGAAGCTGCATCAGCCCATCGTGACGTGGCTCCTCCGGAACGCCGCGGTCTATGTCGCCTGCGATCCGGACCGGGTGGACTACTCCCGCGGTCCAGCCGTCATCCTCGGCTGGCTCTGCGCCTCGCCGGGGCGGGTGCACTGGGTCGGCATCAAGCGAAGCTTCGCGGCGATGGGCGGCGGATGGGCCGTGGATGAAGTGGTTGGCGAGCTTCGGGAACTGGCGGAGGTGAAGACAGTCGACGTCTCGACATTCGACCTGATGGACCTACGCAAGTCGCAGCAGCACCGCTGGCGGTATGACCGCGGATGGCTGTCGGCGCTTCGGTCCACGTCGTCGCGGGTGCTTGGCGCGGATGCCGAATTTGTGAAGCTCGTGTGGCACTTGACCGATGAGAGGCGCCCCGAATGGCGGCCGGAAAGCGAGAGGGCGGCATGACGCGCACCCAGCAGCGGGCGAAGCACCTCGGGCTGATGGCTCCGGATGGAAACGTGAAGGCCTACCTCGCATGGCGCGCGGAGCTTCGGCGCGACTACGCAGTCATGACGGATTGGGACTACAAGCCGGCGACGGCGCTCGGCTTCGGCTGGCTCGCGGCCGCGGTGCTCGACGGCCAGCGGGTGCCCTTCGGCCAGAGCTGGGAGTGGTATGAGCGCATGAAGCAGGAAGCCGAGGCGCGCGCATGAGGCTCAAGTCGCTCTGCTTCGACGACATCGTGGTCATCGACGGCCCGATCACGGTCGCCGGTGGCCCTCCTGGCATCCGCGAGCAGCGGTTCCACATCGACGACGGATGGGACATCCGCGAGACGCTGCCTGGCATCTTCACGCTCTGCCGCGACGACATGACCGAGCCGGTGACCATCGGCGGCTACGGCTACAGCTACGTCCGCATGCCGGGCGAAGAGATTCAGCACGACGCGCTGGTGCAGCAGGCACCGAAGAAAGGCAAGAGGCACTGACATGCCGTATAAGAGCAAGGCCCAGGAACGAGCGTTCCATGCGAAGGAGCGGGCGGGCGAGATCAGCCCGGGCGTGGTCGCCGAGTTCGACCGCGCGTCGAAAGGGAAGAGGCTCCCCGCTCGCGTGAAGCCGAAGCGCAAGGGGCGCTGATGGGCACCGATCCGGATCGCGCAGCGAAGCGAACGGAGTTGCGCAATGCGACTCATGATGCGGTAGCGAAGATTGATGCCGCGAGGGCGGGGAGCGTCTTCGGAAAGCAGAAATTCTGATGGATCTCGGCATATATCCGAAGTCCGCGCCGCCGATGGGCTGGCTCATCTCGCGGGCCGACCTGGCGGCGTGGGCGCGCGATGTCGTCGCGATGTACCCGAAGGCCGTCATCGACGCGTACATCGTGCTGCTGACGCTGGAGGTGAAGGGCTGATGGCCCCGCGTCCGAAGCTTGAGGACCCCGAGGTCCGGAAGGCCATCCTCGACGCCATCGACGCGGGCAACTACCGCCAGACCGCCGCGGCCGCCGCGGGCGTGCACCGCAACAGTCTCTATGTCTGGGAGCGCAAGGCCGAGGCCGGCGAGGAGCCCTACGCCAGCTTCATGCACGACCTGATGAAGGCCGAGGCGCAGGCCGAGATCAAGCTGCTGGCCGAGATCCGGAACGCGCAGCCGGCCGTCACCGGGCAGACCGGCGCCGATGTCTGGACCGCGAAGGCGTGGATCCTGGAGCGGCGCTTCCCGGCGCGGTTCTGCGCGCGCGTCAAGCGGGAGGTTACCGAGCAGATCGACCTCATCACCTCGAAGATCCGTGCGAAGCCGGAGCTGCACCGGCAGGTCCTCGATGCCATCGATTCTGAAGGACCTACGCCGCCAGGCGCCACGCACTGAATCCGATGTCCCGCGGACCTTTCTCGGGTTCTGTGAGTGGGTTGGCGTGTGCCTTACACCCGGACAAGCCGAGCTATGTCGCGTGGCCTATGATGGCGCTGAGCCCGTGGATCGAGGTCTCGCGTCCGCTCTTTTCCCCGCGTCGGATCTGCCGCTGGGGAGCAGTCGCGCCCCCGTTGTCGCCGCTGTCTGCGGAGCCCGAGCTGGCAAGAGCTACGTACTTGTGGCTCTACGCCTGGTGTGGGGCATGCTCATGCGCGACGTGTCGGCGCTACCGCCGGGACAACGGGCTGTCGCGATGATCATCGCCCCGCGGGACGACATGCGGATGGAAGTATTCCGCTACGCCCTCGGCGCGGTCATGAACAGCCCGCTGCGGAATCTGCTCGACGACGCGCCCAGGGTCGACAAGTTCACGCTGCGGCGCGCGGATGGCGCGCTCGTGAGCTTCGAGACCGGCGTCGCGACGATGGGCGGAACGGCGGCGCGCGGGCGGTGGTTCACGGACTTCGCGCTCGACGAGTGCGCGTTCTTCCGGGACAGCACCTACAAGGTGAACGACGAGGAGATTTTTCGCTCGGCGACGGCGCGCGTGCTGCCTGGCGGCCAGGTCATCGTCGCATCCACGCCATGGGCCCAGACCGGGCTGCTGTACAACCTCTGGAAGGACAAGCCGGCCGGCACGCTCGTCGTGCACGCGCCCACGCTGACGCTCCACGACTCCGAACTGACGCGCGACATCGTCGCTCGCGAGGAGGCGCGCGATCCCGACAATGCGGCGCGGGAATACGGCGCGAAGTTCATGACGTCGGGCACGACGGTGTTCTTCGAGCCCGCGAGCATCGACGCGGCGCTGACCGATGATCCATTCGAGCTCGAGCCGGGCGACATCCCGGGGGCGGGCGCAGACTTCGGCTTCCTCGCCGACAGCTCGGCGCTGATCCTCGTGGCGCTTCGCGGCGATACCATCCATGTCTTCGACGGCGCCGAGGAGCGGCCGACCGATGACAAGCCGCTGAAGCCGAGCCAGACCGTGGCGAGCTTCGCTGACAAGGTGAAGGCGGCGCAGGCGCTCTATGTCATGGCGGACGGCCATGCGCGCGCGAGCATCGAGGAGCACCTGGCCGAGCACGACCTCATTTTCGCCCAGGCGCCGATGACGCCCAGCGAGAGCTACGGCCGGGCCCGCATGCTCCTCCGCCAGGAACGGATCAAGATTCACCGCGGCGCGCTCCCGTTCCTCGACCGCTTCGTCCAGCAGCTCCGCGAGGTGCACGGCCGGCCGACCAGCGGCGGCAGCATCAGCATCTCGCACCCGCGCTGGGCGAAGGGCGGTCACGGCGACATCGCGGCGGCCTTCGTTCTAGCGGTGTGGCAGGTGAGCGGCGACGCCATTCCGGAGGAGAAGCCGGTGCACGGGACTGCGGAATGGCTAGAGCGTGGCAGGGAGCGGCGGCGCATGGCGCTGGTGAACGCGCAGGAGCGGCCAGCGTGGATGGCGAAGACAAGGAGCAGGTGGACGGGATGAAAACAACGCAGAAGCTGGCAAGGGCGGCAGAACTGAAGCGGATCAGCGACCTGGAGGCCGAGGTCGCAGACTTTCGACTCCACGGCGCCGAGAAGGATGTGGAGATCGCGACGCTCAAGCGGCAGGTGACGAACCTGCTCCGCGACCGCGAGAACCAGGACCGGCGCATTCAGTGGATCGCGAAGCTCACGAACTACAGCAATCGACCGCGCGATCTGCATGATCCGGAGCCGCCGAAGTGAGCAAGTCGGCATTCGCGCAGCTTCTCGAGGAAGCGCAGCACCTCCTCCACCGCCGCGCGCGCCGGCCCGTTCGCCTCGACTTCGCCTGGAATGGCACCGAGCAGCCCGGGGCCTGGAGCTGCTGGTACGAGGAGGTAACGCAGCTGCCGACGCCGAAGGTCTACTTCGGCATGTCGGGGGAGCAGGCGCTGCGGAACATGGTGGAGGCGCTTCGTGGGTGATATCGGACCGCCGGGACTGCGATGCATGTGGCTCGAGGCAGGCGTTCGATGCAGCCGAGCGGCCGCCTATCGATGGCTGGCGAACGGCAAGCGAGGTCCGGCATGCGAGCGACACTGCGGATCGAGTGCCGGCAGCGATTGCCCACCATCCAGATTTCAGCTAGATTCCACACCAGTGGATTCCGAGATGTCCCTCGATGTCTTCAAGGCCCGCTGCGCAGCCATGCGCGATGAGCGGTGCACGAAGGCGTGGGGCATCGAGATCGAGCTGCCCACCGCGGATAGCGGACAGAGCGAAGAGCCAACCCAGCGATTGACTCCTGCCGAGCTGGAGCGACGCGCGCGCGAAGAGCGCCGACGTGTCGCCTCTGCCTCGAGCGGGGGGCCATTGCTGAAGCTTGATCGCGAGTGATCCCACCGCACAAGCTGGCGTAAGCGCCAAGTGGTACGCGGAGCCGAAGGGCGACGCGCACACCACGCTCGTGCCCGTCTTCCGGATGGTGCGCGAGGAGTCGGAATGGCGCGTCGACGCCGACGAGTACCACGCGGGCCTCTACTGCTCGAGCGACAAGCCGGGCATTCGCGGTCGCTCGCAGCGCGGGTGCGAGTACGGCCCGGCGACGATGCCGTACAACGTCACGCGGCAAGCCGTCGACACGCTGACGGCCAAGATCGGGCAGCACCGGAACCTGCCCGAGGTGCTGACGAACCGCGGCTCCTGGAAGGACCAGAAGCGCGCGAAGAAACAGACGCAGTTCATCGAGGGCGAGTTCTACCGCCAGCGCATCTTCGAGAAGCACGCGAAAACCATCCTGCGCGATGCGCAAATCTTCGGCCGCGGCGCGCTGAAGGTCTGGACCGAGGGCCGGCGCATCAAGACCGAGCGCACCTTCCCCTGGGAGCTCTACGCCGACGAGTGGGACGCGCGCTATGGCTCACCGCGGAACCTCTACCACTGCCGCAGCGTCGACAAGGGCGTCCTCCTCGAGCAGTACGCGCGCACCGAGAGCGGCGGCTGGAAGGGCAAGGTGCGCGACGCCATCGACGGCGCTGGCCGCTTCGACCTGCACTACGACATGGTCAACAGCGGCAGCGGCTGCACCGTGGACCGCGTCGACATCATCGAGGCATGGCACCTCTGCGATCGCCCCGAGGAGCACGAGCAAGCCGAAGACCTCGACCGCGAGCCCGAGGAAGAGGGCGCGCGCGACGAGGAAGAGCAGCCAACCGAGGCGCCTGTCGACCAGGGCGACCAGCCGCGGAAGCACAAGTGCACCGGCCGCCACGTCGTCGTCACGACCGCCGGGACGCTCATCGACGAGCCATGGGAGTACGACTATTTCCCATATGTGGTGTTGTCGTACAATGACGCTCTAGTTGGAACATGGGGTCACGGTTTGGTAGAGCAATTGGAAGGCTACCAATACGAGATCAACATGGCGACCGAGCGGCTGTCGGAGATGTATCGACTCTCCGGCGTCATGGTCGCCACGCCGGATGGCGCGAAGGTCCACGACTCGCAATTCGTGAACGGCATCCACGTGATGCGGCACGCGAACGGCGGCGTCCCGCAGGTCCTCCAGCTCGACCTCGTCAACGAGCACGTCCGGCAGCGCCCGCGCGAGCTGACGCAGGACGCCCTGAACGAGTCGGGCATGTCGCAGATGTCGGTCCAGAGCCAGAAGCCGGCCGGCATCACCGCGGGCATCGCACTCCAGACGCTCGATGACATCGAGACCGAGCGGTTCATGATCTTCGGCCGCGCCTACGAGGATTGGTGCCTAGAGCTGGGCCGCCGCTTCCTCGACTGCGCGAAGCAGATCGCCGCGGCCTATGGCGACTACGCCGTGAGCGTCCCGATGAAGGGCGGCCTCGTCAAGCTGCGATGGTCCGACGTGTGGATCGATGGCGTCGAGCTGCGGATGGAGTCGACATCGCTGCTCTCGAAGCAGATCGGCGGCAAGCTCGACAAGCTGATGATGCTCTGGGAGTCGGGCAAGATCACCGACTTCACCTTCTACCGGCTGCTTGACGACCCCGACCTCCAGGCCGAGCTCGACCTCGAGACTGCGGACAAGCTGGTCGTCGATGAGATCCTCCAGCGCATGCTCGACGCCGAGGAGGAGGAGGGCGAAGCCGCCTACTTCGCGCCGAGCGCCTACCAGGACTATGCGTGGGCCGCCAAGCGCGCCCAGCAGCGGTACAACCGCGGATTCCTCGACGGCGCCCCCGAATTCAACCTCGAGCTGCTGCAACGCTACATGAAGCAGTGTCAGCAGGAGATGGAGAAGCTGGCTCCCCCGGCCGCTCCCGGCGCGCCGCAGGTGCCCGCCGGCTCCAACGCGCAGGCCGCGCCGCTCGCGCCCGCGCCCCAAGCTACCCCGCTTCCCCCGATCCCCGGCCTGATGCAGGCCGCATGACAGCGAGAAATCCAGCGATGCCCTAGTTGAACCAGCCCCAGCAATTGAACGGCGCAGCACCCGCCGCGGCTCCCGCGACCGAGCAGGCCGGAAGTCCGGTCCCTTCCTTCGACGAACGCGCCGAGAGCGTGTTCTCTTCCGAGTCTGCGGCCGACCCCTCGTCCCCTGCACCCGCCGCCTCTGACGGGTCGACCGCAGATTCGGGGGATCCTTCCGCCGCGGCCCGCGCCGAGCGGCGCCGCCAGCTCGATGCCGTGCTCGCCCAGGAGCGCGCGCGCGTCGACGCCCAGGCCCGGCAGCGCGAGGCCGCCGAGGCGACCCGGCGCGCCGAGCAGGCCGAACGCAAGGCGGCCGAACTCGAGGCGCGACTCAACGGCCACGTCGATCCATCGAAGCTCGATGCGCAGGGGTTCTTCGCGCTCGCCAAGCGGCTCCAGATCCCGCCGGCCGACCTCGGCAAATGGCTGAAGGACCAGGAGCAGAATCCGGAGCTCATCGCCCAGCACGTGGCGAGGCAGACGATCGACCCGAAGATCGCCGAACTCGAGCGGCGCCTCGCCGAACAGGACGCCCAGCTCGCCCAGTTCAACCAGCGGCACTCCGAGGAGCAGCAGCGCGCGATCGCGATTCAGCGCGGATCCGCCATGCTGTCGTTCACGGAGCAGGCCGCGACCCAGGCGCCACACTCGGCGGCGTTCCTGAAGAAGTTCGGCCCCGAAGAGTTCCTCAAGCTGGCGAACAGCGCATCGCCGGTCGTTCCGAATGGCTCGGGTTGGGAGCAACACGTCCTCGACAGCGTGGAGGACATGCTCACCCACCTCGGAAGCATCTACGGCCAGCCCCAGGCGGCCCCACCTCAGCAAAGGCAAGCACCCCCCTCACCTCACCCCGGCGCAGCGAAGCCGATGACCACCGTTTCCAACACGCTCGCGCAGACTCGCGCGTCGGTTGTCGAAGAGGCGGATCTGGCGAAGCTGCCCTTTGAGGAGCGCTCCCGGATCGTCTTTAGCGACTGACGTTTGAGCACGCGCGGGCCGGGAGGCTCGCATGCCTGCTGCTCAAATCTCAACGTACAAACTGATTCGTAACCTGTGGCCGCGAGAGGCCTTCATGGAGCAAATCCTGAAGGCCTCCCCGGCCCTCGGGATGATCCCGAAGGACACCTCCTTCGGCGAAAAGATCCGCTTCGTCACCGTCGGCACGAGCCCCCCGCAGGGCCTCGGCGACTTCGGCAATGCGAAGCAGTTCAAGACCGCCTCCACCGCGGAGGAGTTTCAGGTCCAGCTCGCCAGCTACTTCGGCAACTTCAGCATCGGCGGCGACCTCTACCGCCGGGCGAAGTTCACCGGAAACAAGGGCCTGCTCCGCGACCCGATGGAGCGCGACTCCAAGGGCCTGATCAACCAGGCGCGGAACGACTTCTCGTCCTTCATCCACGGCAACGGCGGCGGCGCTCTCGGGCGCATTCTGTCGTCGTCGAACCTCGCGACCCAGACCGTCACCCTCGACAAGGGCGCCGATGCGCGACGTCTCGTCAAGGGCATGACGCTCTGGGCGTCGACCACGGACGGAACGACGGGAACGCCGCTCAACGGCTTCGTGACCGTGGCGAGCGTCCAGGGCACGGCGACCGCGCCGACGGTCACCATCACGCAATCGTCCTGGTCGGCGGCCATCTCTGGCCTCACCACGACGAGCTTCCTGTTCCGCGCGGGCGCCTTCGGCACCAGCGTGGTGCACTTCGGCTTCGACGCGTGGAACCCGGACTGGCTCACGGGCGGCACGCCTTCGGCCTTCCTCGGCGTCACGCGCGCGAACGCCCCGGCCCAGCTCGCGGGCGTGAACCTCACGCTGACGAACAAGACGCCGCGCCAGCGCATCATGCTCGCTGCGCAGGCAGGCGCCGACACCGGCCAGCAGAATGACGGGCGGCTCGTCTACCTGCTCAACACCACGGCCTGGACGGATCTCTACTTCGAGCTCTCATCCGCGAACATGCTCCAGATGACGAAGGCGCCCGCGGCGCCGATCGGGAGCATTCAGCTCGGCCTCAACTACGACGCGATCAAGATGATGGGCCCGGCTGGCTCCATCGAGGTCGTGGCGGATCCGTGGATGCCTTCCGGCGTCGAACGGCTCCTCAACATGGACACCTGGAAGATGGCGTCCTGCGGCGACTGGTTCCACTGGGACGACGACGCCACTCCGGACAATCCGATGCTCGAGGACGCCGCGGACAGCCGCGAGATCCGGGCGGTCGGCGACCAGCAACTCTACTGCACCAACCCGTGGGCAAACGTCCGCGTGAAGACGGCCTGAGGAGGAAACCATGGCTACCGATCGCGCTGCACTCAAGATTCAGGAAGCTGGGGCCCTCGGGACCTTCATCACCGGTGGAACGGCCGTCACCACGGCACCGGCCACCGTCTCGCACGCTCACTCGGACACCTTCATCTCGGTCGCGAAAGCAGCCGACGATGGCATGGCGTCCACGACGACCTCGGAAACGTCGCTCGGACTCGTCATCCCGGCGCCGATTCCGAACGCCTCCGGCTCGCCGACCCGCGCGTTCCAGGTGAATCAGCTCATCTATACGCCGGTCACGGGCAGCATCACCAACGACAATACCAACAACTTCACGCTGACCGTCAGCTACCGCCTCGCATCGACGGGCGGCACGCTGACGACGATCGCAACGCTCACCAACACCGTCACGACCTTCGGGGCGACGACGGCGCAGTGGGCGGCATACGTGGTCCCGGTGAACCTCGTCATCCCGTCCGGCGGCGCCACGCTGACCTTCAGCATCGCCAAGGGTGGCACCGGCGTCGTCGTCCGCGGCGGCATCATCGCCCTCGACGGAGAGTGGGTGTGAGCCATGGCTGAGCCGGTCATGGATCAGTACGCCAAAGTCTCGGCGTACGACGTTCACACCTTCAACATCCGCTGCACCTTCGGGGCCGGCACCGCGATGACCTATCGGTCGCGCGACGCCATCCCCGTCCGCGGCTCGTCCACGACGGTCACCGTCACGTTCCCCAAGACGTACACGGAAATCGTCGACTTCAACTGGTCCCGCTTCGCCGCCACCGGCGTCGCGGGGCTCGAATGGATCGTCACCTCGATCACGACCGACTCCAACGGCGGCGTGACGGGGTGTGTCCTCACCTCGATCGTGACCAACGGGACCGCGACCGCGTCGGCGAACGGAGACGTCGCCTACTTCACGCTGTCGCTGTCTTGCGACATCCTGAACGATCGATTCACCGGGTCCAACGCCTGATGGCGACGGGAATCCTCGCGATGCTGGCGCCGAAGTCGAAAGGCTCGGCGTCAGCGGACGAGCCCGACGAGGGTATGGGGTCGGCCGACGAGATGGAGCCGGAGGGCAACGTCCGAAAGCTCCTTCGCGTCGCCGTGGAGGCCATCGCCGATGGCGACACGGACGCCGCGGTCGATGCCCTGGAGGGGGCGCTGGAGACCTGCATGAAGGACTCGAGCTCCCAGCCCGCCTACTCGAAGTATTCGAGCGGCGGGGGCTGAGGTGACGGGATGGCGCTGAATCAGAGTCTCGCCCAGCTCCGCGCTTCGGTGCGGAAGTTTGCCAATGTGCAGGGCACGACCGCGGCTCTGCGCCATCCCGACGCCGACATCAACGACTATATCCTGCGGGCCATCGGCTCGCTCTACCGCCGGCTGACCGAGGCCGTCCCGGACCAGCGCTATCTCAGCACGACGACGATCACCATGTCGTCCGGCGTCAGCACCTACAGCCTGCCCAGCGACTTCTCGAGCCTGATCAGCGTCGACATGACGGCGCTGGGGATGAAGGTCTGGCTGAACGCCTATGAAATGCCGGAGCGGCCGGGGCTGACCGATCCGGCGACGACCTTCACCGGCGTGCCCTACGGCTACCGCCTCCGCGGCCAGTCGAACATCGAGTATCTGCCGGTCCCCTCGAGCAACTACACCTCCACGCTCTGGTACGTCCCGGACGCGCAGCAGCCGGTCGAGGGCCAGGACTACGACACCATCTCGCGGCTCGACGACTACCTTGTGGCCTACGCCTCGCGCATCATCGCGACGAAGGACAAGAGCTGGGACCTCGTCGGCGAGTGCCGCAATGTCTGCACCGAGCTCGCCGAGGACATCGCCAACATCGGCCGCAGTCGCGACCAGAACAGCCCGGCCCGCATCACCGACGTCTACGCATACAACCGCTATGGGCGCCGCAGCTGGGGCCCGAGGCGCTTCCGATGAGCGCCGTCATTCCGCCGGTGGGCAAGATGCGGGTGCTCGACCGCCCGCTGCCGGCGAATGAGCAGGTCACGCCGGATGATGCCAAGGATCCGAATCGGCTCTCACGCGCATTCACTAGCCTGATGCACGACGTCGCGGCCCTGAAGCGGCGATGGTCTCCGCAGCGGATCGACTTCGAGGATGTCGTCGTCGACGCGACCGGGACGAAGCTTTTCAGCTTCGAGCACAAGTTCAATGGCCGCGTGCGGTGGTGGGCGGTGGACTGGAGCGGCTCCGCAGCCCCGGCGCTCCTGAAGCACGCGAGCACGACGAACAGCACGCTGGTGCTCGTCAGCAAGACGGCGGGGACCGTGACGGTGCGCGTGGAGGAAGCCGGCTGATGGAAGCGCCGACCCTCATGCAGATCGCCTTCGCAGGCGGCATCGACGAGAGCAAGCCGGCCGAGGTGCTGGATCCGACGACCGCGTTCACGGTGCTGGAGAATGGCCGCGCGAAACAGGAGGGCGGCTACGTCAAGCGCCTGGGCTTCGCCGCAGTGAGCAATTCCCGGACGGATGGGACGACGCGCACGACCGCGCTGCGGTGCTTCGCTGCCGGCGTGGACGGCAAACAAACATGCGTCATCGATTCGACGCCGCAGCTCGATGTACTCAGCTCCGCCGGGTGGGTGCCCAAGGGCGTCGTCCCCGAGTGCACGCAACAGCCCTTTCCAGTGCCGTCGCTGAACCTCGGAACATCGGCGATCAGCGATACTGCGGTCCTGAACGGCTACATGGTTCTGGCCTGGAATTCCGTCGTCCAGAACGACGGGGCCGCCACCGTGTTGAGCTCGTCGGTGGCCGTTGTCGACGCGGCATCTGGCGCAATCATCCGCGCGCCGCAGATCCTCAGCGCGACCGGCTTTCTCCCGGCGCTGGCGACTTACGGCAACATCGTCATGGCGTTCGTGTCCATGGGGCTGCCGAACGTGGACGCCTTCTACCTGGACACGACGTCTCCAGCGACGGTCGCAGCGGGTTGGGTATCGGTCGGGCATGTCGCCACCGACATGAGTGCCTGGTGGAGCAGGGCCGTATCGCTCTCGGGCGGCGCTGCAGTAGCCATCGTCTACCAGAACAACAGCGGTGGCACCTCTCGGCTCACCGTGAAGCTGGTCACGACGGCGGGCGCGGGCACTTCGGTGCAGCTCAACACGTCCAGCTTGTTCACGGCGGGCGCTGACATGTCGGAGGGCGGCTCGACCCTTTGGGTTGCCTGGATCGAGAATCAGCTCGTCAAGGCGCAAGGCCTGAATCCGGCCACGCTGGCGACGACCGCGGCCAAGGCGACCGTGATCAACGTCGGGACCGGGTCGCTCTATGACCTCCGCGTGGCGCAGATGCCATCCGCGGGCGCGGCTGTCTACGTGCAGCATTCACTTGGACTCTGGTGCCAAGCCGTCACGACGAGCGGCGGTAACGCGGCGACGAATGGATCGCTCGGCAAGCTCAGGGCCGCCAGGTTGCTTGGACGGCCGACGTTGGTCGGGACGAAGCTCTACGCCCACGTTACCTCTGTGGGCGCTGGGGCCGCGAACATCTACACGGACCTTTCCCTTTGCGAGGTGACGCCCGACCTCACGAACGTGGCGTTGGTGGCGCAGTATTTCCGGCCGGTTGCGGTGCCCGTTGTCCGGGGCCTGTTCTACTTTGCAGACGCTGCGTTGGGAACGACGCCCAACGGCCGACTGGCGCAGTTCAGCTCGACCCAGTTGATTGGGACCTACCTCGTCAGCAAGAGCGGCAGTTCGCAGGGGTCCGCGGCGACGGTCTACGACTTCGCCAGTCCGTATCGATGGCGTGCGGCCACCGTCAACGGGAGCTCCACCTATCTTTCCGGCGGCTGCACATCTGTCTTCGACGGACAGCGCGTCTTCGAGTCGGCCTTCATCACGGCGCCCACGGTCCCCTTTCCTGCGCTGGGTGCGGCAGGGGCCATCCTGCTTGTCACCGGAAGGTCGTATGTCACGACGTATGCCCACACCGACGCGAACGGGGACATCCACATGTCCGGCGTTTCGCCGCCGGTCATGTCCGCAAATACTGGCGGGGCCTCGAAGAAGATCAATGTGGGCGTCGCGGCGCTGTGCATCACGAGCCGTGCGACCGAGAACAACTCCGCGCTGCTTTACGCCGCTGGCACGTCCTCGCTGCGGATCATCGTCTGGGCCACGACCGACGGAGGGCAGCCGCCCTACTACTACGTCGGGGAGATCGCGAACGACCCGACCGGCACCGCGAGCACGTTCGTCGACAACATCCCGGATGCGACGCTCATCACCGGCGCACTCCTCTATGGCACCGGCAACCTGCCGGGCACCAACGGCGCCAGTCAGGACCATCGCGCGCCGCCGGGGTTGACGCACCTCGTCGCCTACAACGGCACGCTGGTCGGCGCTGCTGGCTCGACCCTCTGGCAGTCCAGCCAGCCCATCGACGGCGAGGGGCAATGGTGGAATCCGATTTTCACGACGCCGCTGGACGACACGGTGACCGGTCTCGAAGTCATGGACGGGACGGTCTACGCCTTCACGCGCCGCCACATCTTCGCGGTGAGCGGCGACGCTCCGAGCGACAACGGGAGCGCGGGCGGCCTCGGCACACCGCGCCGCATCGCGAGCCAGGATGGCTGCATCGACGCGAACAGCATCCGCTCGACGGCGCTCGGCATCGTGTTCCAGAGCCAGCGCGGGGTCGAGCTCCTGAACCGCGGCGCCGCGGTCGACTACTGGGGCTCGCAGGTCCGACAGACGCTCTCGATCTACCCTACCATCCAAGCCGTCGTCGCCGACCGGCAGAATGCCCTCGTGCGAATCTCGCTCGGCCAGTCTCGCAACAGCTCCGGCGTCGTCAGCGGCACCGGTCGAGATCTCGTCTTCGACACGACGACGGGCGGATGGGTATCGGTGGACCGCCGCTTCGGCACGTCGCCCGATCAGCCGGCGCAAGACGCCTGCATCGTCTACTCCGGCGGCGCCTACCGCTACGCGTGGCTGGCCACCGACGGGACGCTCTACGTCGAGCGCGCGGCTACGGATGGGAGCGCCTACCTTGACGGCTCGACCTGGATCACTCGAGCGGCCGAGACGGCGAAGTTCAAGGCCGGCGGCATCCAGGGGCGCCAGTTCTTCCGGCGCGCGCTCATGCTCGAACGGTACGCGACGGACCACGACCTCTCCATGGCCCTCGCTTACAACTACGAGACGTCCTACCGCACGCCGCAGGTCTGGACGGCGGCCTCGATCAACAGCCTTCTGAGCGCCGGCTGGCCGGTGACGCAGCTCCAGCATGATGCGCACAACGACGCGGAATCGCAGGCGGTCGGCATCCGGCTCGTGGATGTGACGCCATCGTCGGGCAGCGTCGGTAACGGCGCAGCGTCGACATGGCTGGCGCTGACGCTCGATGTGACGCCTGAGCCGGGCACCTTCGAGGTGCCAGAGGGAGCTACCTGATGGGCATCGGCGATTTCATCTCCGGCATCTTCGGCTCGAAGAACAACTACCAGGCGCCCGCGCAGGGGGCATATCAGCCCGATCAGAGCCTCTACCAGTATGGCGGACGGCCCGGCGGGGCAGCAGATCAGGCCGGGTACTACGCCACAGTGGCGGCCAATGCTCACAATCGAGCCGCACCGCAGGCGAATTTCCAGTATGCCCAGCCGGACTACTCGCAGCAGGGCGCCTACTCGGGCAACGCCGAGGCTGCGCGCGGGTGGCAGAACAACGTCGCGAACCTGATGTATCAGCGCGCGACGGGCGCGGTCCCGAGCATCGCCGGCCAGCAGGCCGCGGTCGATCGCGCCGCCCTCCAGCGCCAGGCGCAGGAGCAGAATCGCCTTGCGGTAGCCGGCCAATCGGCACTGTCCGCCTCGGCCCGCGGCTCGGCGGCGACGGCGCTCGCGCAGCAGAACGCCGCGAACAACGTCGCCAACGCCCAGGGCGCCATCGGCACGAGCGAGGCGAATGCCGAGCAGGGCATCGCCCAGCAAGCCCAGGTCAACGCCGCGCAGGAGCGGCTGGCCGCGGAGGGCGCGGCCGAGAACACCTTCTCGGGCATTCGGAATCAGGACCTCGCGGCCGCCGACTCGGCCTCGCAGCGGGCCCAGGCGGATGCCGCCCTCCGTACCGGCCAGGCAGAGTTCAATCCGCAGCTACAGGACACGACCACCGGCCAGAACGACGCCGCGGCACTTGGGT